TGGAACACGGAGACTTTCACCGGCACCGCGTAGTCGGGAAGATACCCCAAGTTGATCACGTCCGCCGCCGAGGTCGCACCCAGAGCAATCTGGAAATGCTCGCCCTTGAGCGAAGATGCCGTGCCATGGCTGGCAACCGGCATCTTGTTCGTGACTTGGAGGCTGTTGTACGTTGCCATCAGTCAAGTCCTTTCAGTTAGGGGTTAAGCATCAGCCGATGCGGAGGCGTAGCCGGTGACGATCGAACGCTGGACGCCGAGCTGGTGGATCTTCTTGACCCCCAGCAACTCTTCGATGCCAACCCCCTTGCGGAAGTCGTAGTCGGCGAGGCGCGTCTTGGTCTGCGGCATCTGGCCCCATGCAACGGCCAGCGCACCGGCTCCGCACAGATACAGCGGCTCAACGTCCGAGGACGAATTGCCGACACCCGCAAGCATCTGAATTTCCGGCTCCTGCCGAATGATGAGACCGCGATAAAGCAGATCACCACCCTGGAAGATCGGGTTGTTCTCGATGCCGTTGCCTTCACGCGCGCGAGCATTGCTGTCCGCCGTGACGATGGTGGAGTCGAGTTCCAGATCGCGGAACGCGCGCGGGCCGACGAACACCACGAACCACTCCTGCCCGGCCATCTGGTCGGACTGGTACGGCGTGATCTTCGCGTCCGCCGCCATGCGCTTCATTTTCAGAAGCATGGCGGAAGTCGCCTTGTCGTTGGTCGTGTCGACGTTGAGCAACGAAGTCGCATGGACGTTGCTGGCGTTGTTCGACTTGTCCTTGCCGAAAAGCACTCGGTCGCTGTTGAGGGCGAGCCAGGTGTTCTTCTGCGCTTCCGTTGCCGAGGCATAGGGGATCGTCGAAAGCGTCGCGTCGTTGACGGTCAGCGCGCCCAACTCACGGATGATATCCGTCCGCAGGGCCTTCGATTCCCAGTTCTTCAGCGCGGGCTTGGCCGCGTCGAGCAGGTCGATGTCGGTCTTGTATTGCTCCGACTTGGGAACAATGACGGCATTGCGCCGCCAATCGACAGTGACCGGCATGTTGCCCGAGCCGAGATTTTCCTCGTTGCCTTCGAGAACCTGGCTGCCGGAAACGCCCGAGCCGCTGAGTTCGCCGATAAACGGCACGATGATCGTCTTGCCCGCGTCCGACTGGAGGTCGTACATGGTGACAATGATGTTGTCGTTGCCCGAACCCATATAGGGTTTGAACCGCGACGCACGGATGTAGGTATTGAAATAGTTCTTGCGCCATTTGGTCAGCGCAAGACCTGCATTAAGGACAGTTTCTGCCATCGGATTTACCTTTTACCGATGACCTCTTTGAACATCTCTTCGTCGCTCTGGACCGGCTCGGTCAGGATGCTTCCTGCCGATGGTGCCGAGGCAAGGCTTCGAGGGGGTATCGCGGAGGTCGTAGGGGGTGGAGGCGGTTGCCCGCCCGGTTGCTGCAACTGGCCCTGAGCAGCCTTCCACGCCTGGAATTGAGCGAACTCGTCCGGCGTGACTTTCGACGCGATTTCCTCGCGCTTATACTCAGAGACCACAAATCCTACGGGGTCGGGCGAGCTGGCGACCTTGGCATTGAAATAGGGGTCTGAATCGCACTTGGCGAACCCCCAATCCTTTGCCGCCTTCACCGTTTCTTCGCCGTGCTGGATGGAAGCGATACGCTCGGACCAACGCAAATTGGTCTGGTAGAGCGCCTGTGAGACTCTTGCCTCTTGCGCCGCAGCAAACCCTTCCGGGTCTTCATACGGATCGGGCATCTGGACCTGCGGGGCCGGTTGTGCCGCCCGTAATTGGGCAAGCTCGGCTTCAAGCGCTTTCCGCTTGTCCCGTTCGTCCAGCAGCGCGGCGAGCGGAGGCCGCTCGTCTTGCTTGGGAGGTTCGGGCGTTACAGGTGTATCGAGCAGCAATTCGTCCGGTTGAGCAGCCGGTTCCGCTGGCGTTTCCGCCTTCTTGGGTTCCGGGGCGACCGTGACCGTTTCCGGCTGATCGTCATCGCTGCTGGTATCGGCCAACGCGGCCGCCAGAAAGTCTTCGTCTTCCATGGGTTCCCCTCGCTCGCTGTATCGTCGCGGCGTTCACGTTGCGCCCGGTCCCCGGCGGCGAGCCTGCTGATTGCGTCCAGCGGTGACGAAACGCCCGAAACCCGGCGGCGGTATTTGCGGCGAACCGCGAATTGGTTATCCGGCCTGAGCGACCAGATTGTTATCGATGTCCGGAATGGCGTCGATCATGTGTGCCGCGCCAATCGCCTCAAGCCGGTTGCGAAGTTCCTGCGCCTCGGCCCGCGCCTGCGACAATGCGGCGTTGGCGGCCTTCAACTTCACATCCGCTTCGATCCGTGGATCAACTGGCGGCTGCTGCTGCGCCTGTTCCTCCTGTCGCGACTTGCGCTTTTCGATGATCTTGCGCTTTTGCGGCAGGTTCGAGGCTTCCAATATATCGTCGAACGGCACTTCCTGCGGGCCATAGACCTGCGCCAGCTTGACCAGTTCGGTATATTGTTCCTGCTGGACGTTGGCCGTGTCCGCCGTCGTGTCGATGATGATGTCCATGTCCATCTCGGCGGGGCGGTTCTTTACCCCCGTCACGACTTGCTGCATTCCGATCTGCGGCTGTCCGTCCGGCCCCATGACGATGCCCTGAACTTCCTGCACTTGCGGCTCATTGACCTGCATGAACTTCGCCGCGCCGATGTCGTCGGTCACGCGGATCGTCTTTTGCTCGGTCCAGAATTGCTTGATGCGCGCCCACATCTGCCGGTAAACGCGCAGTTCCAAATCCTCCAAGCCACCCAGCACCGGGGTCAACTCGGTCAGACCCGCCTGCTGGCGAACCAACTGCGCCCGCCCACTCGCACTGAGGTTCGACTGACCAAGAACAGCTGGGTTCGGCCCCATGCGCTCAAGCTCGGCCTTGGCCTCCTGCATCCGGCTGAACTGGCCTTGCGTCAGGTCGCCATTGTCCGCCGCCTGAACGCCATAGGGCAAGATACCATCGGGCCGCGCGGCCTCTTCGCGGATCGTGTTGGCGTCAATGGCCGGGCCACTCTCGTCGGTGATCTGCACCCGGCGCGAGTTGAGCATGTGCAGCGCCCGTGAGCGCGACATGTTGATCTCGTCCTGGATCGGCACCATTCCCTTGACGATGCCATAGCGCCCATTATCGCGGTCCACGTTGCACGACTGCGCGACGATCGGGTTGCACGGGCGCCCCTTCTCGTCCTGATACTCACTATCCCCGGCGGACAGGATCGCGCCGCCGTAGAAACAGACCTTCTTCCACCCGCCTTCGTTCAGATATAGTTCGACCACCAGCACGCGGTTGCGCTTGACATCGGCCCAGCCCGTCTGCGGCTTGTCCTGGTCATCGAACGATACGCTCGTCGGCGTGATGCTTTCCGGGTCAATGTCGGCCTCGGGATAGAGCTTCTTGACCGCGTCAACGTACATCCATTTCGCGACGCCCATGAACCGGGCATCCTCGAAGTCATAATCCCTGCTGTGCGGGTCATAGATGAACTCGCCCTGCCGGATGATGCGGGGCCACGGGTCGCCTTCCTCGTTGACCTCGACAATGACAGCGGCAACCCCACCGACCAGATACGCCTTGGCCGCGTGGAGCTTGGTTCGCTGCCAACGCGACACGTCGCTTGCATAGCGCAGGCTATCCGTAGCGACCTCGCTGACGTCGTCATCTTCCTCATTGCGGGGAAAAGCCCTCGGGTCGGCCTGCCCCTGCTCCAGCACGCCCAAAATGCCGTTGACGGCGGGGGCGATGCGGTTAACCCAGATCTCCGGCTGCTTGCGCTTGCGCAGCGCCTTGATCTGGTCGCTGGTCCACTGCTTGCCGTCGTAATAGTCCCACGCGGTGTCAGCATCGAGGCGGGCCGGCATGGTGTTGTCGCGGGCCTCGCTGTAGAGCCGCTTCAGATAAGCGAGGTCGAACTTGTCCTTCTCGGCGGGAAGCGGTGCGGTGTTGCTCATACCACCCCCGCCACCGATGCCTTGCCGCTGTCAATCAGATAGCGCGCGAATGCCCGCTTCAGTGCCAGCGTTTCGCCCGCACTTGCCACTGGCAGCGGGTAGAGCGCCGAGAAGTTCTCAACCGCGACGATGATGTTGGCCCGCGCCGATCCGGCAAGCCGGTCGAACTCGTCGTTCTTGACGGTCAGGTCATGGTCGCGGCGATAGTCGCTGGTCATTTCAAAGCCGAAAGCCGTTGGACGGCGCGCTCGCACCGCTTGCGCCAGTCAAGATGCTTGGCATCCTTGTCGGAGGCGATGCTGGCGAGGCGATGGCCTTCCAGAACGAACGCTAGAACCTTGTCGGTCATGCTTTCCGCCCTCCCGATTTCATGCTAGTCAGCGGCCATGACTGAATGGAAACCGATGTTCACCGCGCCTCGTGACGGGACGTGGTTCTTTGCCCTCGAAGAGGACTTCTCGGGCGTCTCAATGATTTGCCTGAAAGAAGACGGCTGGTATTCGTTGTCAGAACTGGTTGATGGCCCAGAGGCCAGTTTAGAATCCTACGCGGCGTGGACCGACGCCCCCGAGGTGCCAGAGCACCTTATGTGGCTTAACCGCGCAAAGTCTTAAGCAACCTTCCAGTCCGCTGTGACGGCGTCGCGCGTCGCCCACATATCGCGCGGCCTGTTCTCGCCGCCGGGCTTCACAATCGCCGGATGGACCTGATCCAGGACCCGGCCCATCAAGCTTGCCACATCAACTTCGTCGTCATGCTTGCCCGCTGGGAACACCAGAAACTCGCTGATGTCCGCGCCCGGCTCGATGAACACGTTGCCCATCGACGCCCGCGCCTGAAACCCTCTCGCGCGGGTTGCCTTGTCGTGGATCGATGAAACCCATTCCATCCGGCAGCGCACGCCGCGTTCGCGCATCCGGCGAATCAGCATCGGTTCGACCGCCTTCTGAATAACCCCGGCCTCGCCGAACCATGCGTGGGGTTTATGTTTGGCAATCAAGTCGAGCTTGGCGTCGATCCATTGGTCGGCGGGGGTTTGTCCTCGCCAACCATCAAGGCGGTATATGTTGTCATCTGGGTCCACGCCCCAGACCCGGTGGACGGTCCAGTCGCCCCTACCATCGGTAACGGCGTAGTCGGATGTTCCGTATATCCGCAGTTTGGGCAGCGGCAGTTGCCATTCATTGAACCACCCTCGCTGGAAGAAGGTGCCCTCGTCTGGCTGCGGCTGCTGTTGGTACAGGGCAGACCATTCACGCTGGCCGATACTCGCCTTGATCCGCTCCAATGCGGGAACGTCATACCATTCGGGCCATAGAGCCTCGCCCGCGTTGCTGATCGCGGGGAGGTCCAGCACGGTCCATTGGTCGGGCTGCTGCTCAAGCAAGCGCCCGGCTAGATCATCGGCGTGCCATCTGGTCTGGATAAGGCATATCGCCGCGCCCGGCATCAGCCGCGTGTAGAAGGTCGATCGATACCAATCCCATACCGCTTCACGTCGCCGCTCGCTGTCGGCCTCCTCGCGGTCCTTGAACGGGTCATCGATCAGCGCAATGTCGGCGCCGCGCCCGGTGATTGCCGTCCCAACGCCCGCCGCAACGTAAGCCCCGCCCTTGTTCGTGTTCATCCGGTTCGCCGCCTGGCTGTCCGCCGCCAGCGCAACGCCGGGAAAAACCTCACCAAACTCAGGCGATGCGACGATGTTGCGAACATTGCGCCCAAAGTCGCTTGCCAGGTCGCTGTTATAGCTCGCCGCGATGATCTGGCGGGATGGATCGCGCCCCAGGCACCATGCCGGGAACCGCTTGCTTGCTAACTCACTCTTGCCATGCCGGGGTGGCATGAAGATCATCAGCCGGTCAATCTCGCCCCGCTCTACCGCTTCAAGCCGCCTTGCGATCAGTTGATGATGCGCTGCGCTCACATATTGCGGGGCGGTGTACTCAGTGAACGCTATCAGGCCGCGTCGGGCTTTCGCCGCCCGCACCTCGCGCAGCGTCGGCAAGGATTGTTTCCAACTCGTCGAGCTTGTCGGCGCTAAGGCTGTCGAGGTCATAACGATGCGTCACCTCGGACTTGCTGTTGATCGTCAGCTTGTCGTCGTACCGCTGCGACCACTTGCCGATCAGCCTGATCCGCGTGTCGATCCGAATGCGCTTCACGTCCGCCGGAATCTCTGGGTCGTCGGCAATGTCGATGCACTCATCGGCCAAGGCATCGCAGCCCAATTCTCTTGCGCGCGCGGAATGCGCGAAGGCGTCGGCTTCCTTGTTCAGCCAATACCGAACCGAGCTTTCCTTCAAGCCCATCTCGCGACAGACACGACGAAGGCTCTTGCCCTCTGCTATCTCGTTGCAGATGTCTTCCAGCTTGTCGGCTATCTCGGACACTACAGCAGCGGGGCAAGCATAGCGGCGACCACGAAAGCGAGACCGGCGGGCACAAGGTTGATACCGCCAACCGCCACGCGAGGCAGTGATGCGAGAATGAACAGGACCAATGCGATCAGGAGGAAGATCGTAACCAACATGGGCTGTCTCCGTTGTAGGCTCCCCGCGTCACGGGACAGTGATCGAAGCTGAGGGCTAGGCCGCTGCTGTGTTCGCTCGATGGTGTCGGACGCGGGGATTCGATCCTGCCCAAGGGAGGAGAAGGCGGATCGAATGTCGTGGGGTGTGGGCGCGAAGCACCACTGTGGCAATTAGGCGCAGATTCCATACAGTTTGTCAACACCCTACAGCGCTCCTCGGCTTTCGAGTCGTGCTAATAGCTCCCGCGCGGCCTGGCGAAAGGTGATTGCAAGCCTCCCAAGCGGGCGCCCATGGATCACGATGCGCTCGAACATGGGGAGGATCATCGGGCTGATACCGGCGCGCGCGAAGTCATAGTCGAGCAGCGCGGAGATTTGCTCGGGCGTCTTGGGGCCGTGGCAGTAGCTCTTGATGCCGCCACCTGACTGCTCGCCATAACGGGCGGTGATGCCTACGACATCATACCGGGCAGCATGGCGGGTAGCATACCATTCGCACGCCTCGGCTTCCCGCTTGTTGATGATGCCAGCGTCCAGGAGCTTCATGATGCGCGGCTTTCGCATGAGGGTGCGCGCCTTGGTCCCGGCGCGGTTAACCTCCCCGGCGAAGGTTGGCGCGTCAACCACGAGGTACAGACCACGACCAACCTGTGAAGCAGGTAGAATGTCCTGCTCTAGCGACTGGCGCTGCTTGACCTCGGGATCGATGCGGACTTTGCGGATTTTGTTGGTGCGGGCCATTAGGCGGCGTCCTTCGGATCGGAGGGCTTGGAGACCTTGGTGCGGCGCTTGATCCCCTCTCAAATGACCTTCGCCACCTGCTCGGCATCGCCTTCGATGACATAGATTGAGCGCGGTTTGCGGAAGCGGTCGGTGTAGATGATCTGGGCGGTCATCGGCCGGCACTCCAAATGAGGCACCCGATTTCCACGCCGGTCAGCAGGGCATTGGATCGCCGTACAGCAAGCGATCGACCTCTTTCGCCGTGGCGGTGGTGATCTCGGATTGGTCCCCGTTCGGATCGCCGAAACGGCGATAAACGACCTGGTAATCCTCGCTGAACTTGGGCTGGAACATCGTCACGATGTAGCGACTGTTCACCAGTCCATTCGCCGTCTTCAAAAACTTCGGCATTGCCATTCTCCACTCGGGTTTCGGGTTTATCCCATCCCCCTGAAAGGGGGTGGGTAAACCATGCGTACACGTGGCCGCGCGCGAGGGTATATCCCTTTTGCCGGACTTTCCGGACGTTGCCGGGGTGGTGGTCCGGCACTCCGGCAATCACTCGACGATGGCCCATGTTCCGACCTCCACATATTCGACCATTTCGCGCTTTTCATTCTGGCGCTCGACCGTTCGCAAGGCGCCATTGGAGCACCATATCGAGACCATCTTCTCGATGCGGCGTGCTTCTCCCTCTTCGTCGAGACTGACGCCCAAGACATGGGCGACCAGCTTGCCTACCCAGCCACGTGATTTCGGGTGCTTCCGGCAATCCGCCGGCCGTCCTTCCACCTGGTTCTGGATATTCCATAGTTGGCGGGCACTGACCCCGCCGAACGCATCGGGCGCCTGCCACCGTTGCAAGGCGCCGATATTGTCTTCCGGCCCGGTGTCGTCGCCGTTGCCGAGCCCGACGCCAACAAACTCATACCATTCCGCCTGAGCGGCGGATGGGGCCTTGTTGTTCTTGTCGTCGAACACCGAGAAATAGCGGCGGCGATCGCACTCGGGAATGCGAAACTCCTGGGCTGTGTCTTTCCCCATGCGTTGAAGGACCAGCACCGACCGCGCGGCATTGATCATCGCCCCGGCGCCGCGTGCGTCCATCGCGGTGGCATCATGGCCGCCCGACTTGCGGACGTGGTGCGCGAGACTGATCGCACAATTCGCCTGTTGGGCGATGCGCAGCCATTCCTTCGATACCGCGTCAATCGCCTGATTGCTGTTTTCATCTACAGCGTGACTTGAGACAAACGGGTCGATGTCGAGATAATCGACCTCAAGGCGTTTCAGTTCTTCGATCAGTGCTTCGGATACTGGCCGCTGTATTTTGAACCCGCCGAAATTATCTTCGATCGCCAGCTTGAGGCCATTGGATCCGACGCTATCAGAACCGTTGATAAAGAGGCGATCACCGAGGTCAGCGGGGTCGATCTGCCACAGTTTGAGGAAGGCATGGACGGTCTTTTCGACCTCCTCTAGCTCATCCTCGAGATTCCATAGCCAAACGCGTTGCGGGCCATTCCAGACGCGATGACCGAGCAGGTCGCGGCCAGTTGCCATGCAAATGGCGCGACCGACCTTGAGTGTGGTCTTCCCGGCCGCACCGGGGGCAATGACGGCGGATAGCTGACCCCGGCGAAGCTCGAATCCATAAAGGAACTGGCGGCGCGGCAAAGTCGCCGGATCGCGCCATGTGAATGGTGCGGCGGAGAACGTCCGACGCTCGGTCTCCGGCTCGCCATAGGGCGGGGCCTGCCTGGGGAATGATGCGCTATCGAGCGCGGCCCGTATCGAGGCGCCCCCAAAGTCGCGCTCGTCGTCTTCGAAGTCGCGCGCCAAGGTCATGCCGCCTTTCCCGCTGGCACCGCGACCTTGCCCCCTATCTCTTCGGCCACGGCGAGCGCAGCTTCGCGCCCGATGTTGCGTTCGAGATGGCTGTCGTCGTCAGCGCAGATAATGAAATCGAGGTCGGGCCGCGCGGCGAACCAAAGCCGCGCCACCGCGCCCATGTTCTTCGCCGAGAACGAGGCGAGGCAGGGATGCCCGCTCGCCCGGTGAACAGCGGCCATCGTGGCATAGCCCTCGCCGATGCACACTGTTTCGCCGTGCGCCGAGAACTTGCCGATGACGCAAAACAGGCCATCGGTACGCCCGCCGCGAAGAAAGCGCTTGGTTCCATCCCCCGCAATGCGTTGGATATTCCACAGCTTGCCCGCCCCGTCGAACATCGGGATGAGCAGCTTGCCATCAAGTTCACGTAATGGAGCTGTGTCGAGCCGCTTCTTGGCGACGTAGGGATGCGCTGGATTGGCGGGTGACGCAGCCCGCCACATTTCCACCGCCTCGGCTGCGGCCTCGTTCTCGCACCGCTCGCGCTCTTCGGCGCGGCGCTGCTTGGCTAGAGCCCATTCCTCGCTCATCGCCCGCCGCTCTTCCGGGGACAGGCTCAGGTCGCGATCTACCCGCCACTTGCGCGATATGCCAAGCCGATAGTTGCCGAACGCGCCGGCGGGCTTTTCGTCGAGATAGAGGATGGCCCAGCCATTCTGCCGGCCCTTGCCGTCGCCTTCGGAGCGGAAGCGAATGAGGTCGCCGGACGTGAGCCGTTGAGCGATCGGCTCAACGGGCTTCACGCCTTCCAATTCCATTGCGTGGATGAAGTCGGCCAACGCCTCGCTAGCGCTCATGCGTCGATCCGATCGAACAAGCGCTGCCATTTCCGCTCAAGACGGCGGCGGGTTTCCATCCACTCACGGTCAAGACACAGGCGAGGATTGTCGACGCCTTGCGCGGCATGGGCGCGGAACTCTTCCCAAGCGCGCTCAGCGGCTTGCTGGGTGACGATGTGGACGATCTCGCCCATTATGAGGCCACCCGATGGCGACAGTCCCCACGGACGCCGCAGAGGAAGCAAGGGACAGGTTCGCCGATGGTGCGCTCGACATCGGACTGGATCTGAATCCTGCCGCCAGTGTAGCGCTTCCAAGGGGATATCGCCTTGTGTTCGGTCATCTCGCCTGCTCCCCGAGCGACTTGCGGATGCGGTAGGCGGTCTGGTCGGCATGGGCGCGGGACATGCCCATGCGCTCGGCGATGTCGGTAATCGACAGACCTTCGGCGAGATATTCCGCGAATTGATCGGTGCGGGTGAAGCGGTTGGGTCTAGCCATTGCCGACCTCGATCACGAGCGAGCCCGGCGCGACCGGCTCTTTCCATTCGATTGTCGGCGCGATAAACTGCTTGTCGTTGACCCCTAGCGCCTTGGCGATGGCGTCCAGGTGCGCCTTTGTGGACGCAACGAGGTTGTCGTCATCGCGGTCGCGCTGGACTGGCGGCGTGGCGATGAAGTGGATCGGGATGCGACCCTCATGGGCGAAGGCGCGCCGACCAAGCGCGGACTTGGTCGCCCAGCCCGCTTCGTCCTTGGCGTCCTTCTTCGCCCGCCACAGCGCCATGTGGTGGGGGCGCGAGTTGGGGTTCAACACCTTGTTCGGCCAGCCGAGGACTACGCGGACACTCATCCTTGCAGCGCCCTGCTAGGTGGTAGGCCGAGGTCGTGGCGCATCTGTTGCGCGCGAGCGTGGACCTTGCGGCGCTCTATGCGCTGGTGGGGTTGCAAGTGGGGGGTTCGACGCACCCGCCCCCCGTCGAGCCTTAGAGCGGTATTCGCGGAGGGTGATGCCTCACCGTCGCCAAATACCGTTGCGCCAATCTTGCGGAATAGCTTGGCGAGGAGAC